TGCCTGGCTGGCCAGCTTGAGCCGCGCCTCCTGAATCAGATCATCGGCCGTAACGTCGCCACCTTCGGCATAGCCGCGCCGCCGACGCTTCTTGCCGCGCGCAACCTGATGTCGGATCAAGCTGGCGACCTTGTTCATTCCGGCACCCAATCTTTGCCATCCCAGCGGCCCCAGCCCTGCCTGAACTGTTTGCGGTCGCCAACCTTCGGCGCTCCAGGATCACCGCCGGCTTCTTTCGGTGCTTCCTTGCCGGAGGTGATCTGATCAAAAATCTGGCGCGTCTTCGGCGCGATCAAATCCTTGGGCTCATGCGTCGTTCGCATGCCGTTGTTGTACTGGGCGGTCAGCGAATTGAGCCGACCATCGATCAGCTCCACGACCTCCTGCAATTTTGCCTTGGTCACGCTCTTGGGGCTGTTCACATCGAACATCCTGCTCCATTCTTCACGATCGGCGAGAGCGCTGTTCGTGCCGGCAAAGACCTTCGCGCCCTCGTCGCCAACCGCCTTGGCGGCAACCTGCCACGAGCCGATCACGTCCTGGATTTCGGTCTCGGTGAGGCCTTCTTTGGACAACCTGGCCCGAACGGCATTCCATGTCGGGTACTGGCCGAAGTCGAGCTTCTCAGACAACGACAGCAACCGTTCCGCATGCTGGCCGAACGTGTTCATGGCCGTCACGTTCCGGCCCTCGACGCCGGCCGCGAATGCGTTTGCGGTACGCGACCGCCGGGAGAACGCCGTTTCATCTGTCGCAGGATCATACTCATGAACCTTGTCCATGATGTAGCGATTGTAGGCGTTGTTGCGCGTCAGCGGCAGGAACCGCGCGCGGCCTTCGGCAATCGCCTTCACCTTGGCCGCGTCGGACGGCTTCACACCCTCCAGCGCATCCGGGTTGATGGTGGGCGACGGCGTGATCGGGCCCCTCAAGCCATTCGGCAGGATACCCTGCGTCGGCATGGCGTTCGGCGGCAGCGCCGCCTCGTCGGTCACCGGAGATGGAGCGCCGGCAGCCGGCACGCTCGATCCCGGAGCAGCGCCTGGCACCGGAGGAGCGGTCGGTACCGCCGGCCGCTCTCCGGCAGTCGGTGGCGTCTGCCTGATGATATCGTACTCGCCCGTCTTCGGATTGCGCTTCGCCATGATCGGCCGGCCGTAATCGTCTTGGCCAACCTGGACCGGCTTCAACTCTTCGAGCGCATGCTTGCGCTCGTTCATCGCCTGCGCCGACTTCTGCGCCGCCGTCAGCCGCGTGTACGGGTCCTCGGCATGCTTTGCCTCCATGGCGAGCCGACGCGCCGACTGTGCAATCGTCTCGTCCTTCTGCGATGCGGCGCGCTGGGCTTCGAGCACCTTCAACCCCTGCAAGCCGCCCTGCCCGATGTTCACGCCGGCAAATGGCGATTCACCGGCCATCGCGCCGAGACCGGCTGCCATCAGCGCCGCCCAGGGGCTGGAGGCGAAGCTGCTGCTGGCGTCGCGCTCTGGAGCCGCTGCGGAGGGCCGTGAGGGCGGGCTCACATCTTCGGCTGCCGGAGGAGGGGCAGCGGCTGCCGACGCACCGGTGCGGATGGCACGCGGCAAGGAGGCCGACGTAGAAGGCTCGCTCGCCGCCAGTGCCATTGCCTTGTCCGGATCGGGCGCGTTGGCGCGCCAATCGTCGACCGCCTCGGCGGACGGCATCCGGAACGGGAACCTTTCGTCGAACGTCGTCGGGGTTTCCATGTCGATCTCGCCGCCTTCGGCGTAGCCGTTTACCCGGCCGCCGCGATTGATGAACATCATTGCCATCTTGGCGATGTCACCGATGCCGCCGCCCTTGCCGCCGCTGCCGCTTCCCTTTTCCTCCGAAGGCTGGCTGAAATTGAGCTGCGGGATGTTCGGCTGCGCCTGTGCAAGCTGCACATCGGGCACGATCGATTGCTTCGAGATGTCGATCGGATCGTCCTGGACACCACCGAGTTCGTAGGGGCTTTGCGTTGCACCGCCTTCGGCATAGCCAGCGCCGTAATCCGAAGCGCTCAATCCGGGGAGAGGATTTTGCGAGCTGCCGCCATAGACGCCGTTACCGCCGTAGGCATCGCCGCCCTTGCCTCCGGTCATCCAGCCGTTGCTGCCAAACGCGCCGGAGGTGCCGAGCGCGCCGACACCAGTGGCGGCACCGCCGAGAATCTGGCTCCACAGGCTCGGTGCCGGTTTCGTCGTCTGGCTCTGGCCGGCGGTCGTGCCGCCGAGGCCGGGCGCGAGTGAGCCGGTGATGCCGGCGAGAAACTGCGCCTGCTGATACGGGAACGCGGCCTGCGCCAACTGCTGCTGATACGGCGAATTCATCTGCGCCTGCGAGAGCTGCTGCTGCAAGCCGCCGGTGCCGATCAGAGCGTTCGCCCCCTGGAACGCGGAATTCTGCGCGTTCTGACCGAGCGCCATCTGGCCCTGGCCGGCGGCCTGCGCTTGCTGTGCCGCGTTCTGGTAGAGGCCCGACAGTGTCTGACCGGCGGTCAACCCCTGCTGCTTGGCGAGATTTGCCTGACCGACCGCGATGCGGTCTGCGCCGGTGCCGCCGGCTTGCGACCGGAGATTGCCAAGGTTTTGGGAAGTCTGCTCGCCGAAGATGTCCTTCAAACCCGCCATGACGTTCGAAGCATACGGATTAAGGAAGTCCTGCGCGCCCTGCGCCGAGAAGTTCCTCGCGGCCTGGTTATAGTAGGGCTGCGCGGTGCCCTGCGCGTCGCGATACTGCTGGAACGCCTGCTGCTGATCTTGCGAGAAACCCGCGACCGGAGCCTGCGGAATGTTGAACGGCTGCGATGCCGCGCTCTGCGCCTTGTCGAGCGCACCGGTGATGTAGCCGCCGCCAGTCGGCGTGTAGGTCTGGTTCTGCGTTTGCGTGGTGGTGTTGGAGCCCTTGCTACCCATAGTTCAATCCCTCACGCGAACGCGGCGCTGGAGCCGTGAACGCTGCCCTTGTTGCCGTAGAGAAAGAACGCGCCGACCCTGGGCAGCATCCGGGCATAGAGGTTTACTTTTTCCTCCGTGCGTTCGTTCGAGATGATGCCGGTAACAAGAGGCAGGCCGGTGAGGTCGCTCTGCTCCTTCATCCATTTGATCAGCGAGCGAACGTGATGCGAGCGCCGGCACTCCGGATCGACGTAGACGATAAACTCTTCGAGGTGGCGATCGTGCGAATACCAATAGGCACCAATCGTGACGAACACCAAAGCCTCCAGCTTGCCAACGTCGCCGATCACGCCGATTGCGCCACGCGGCCCGGTATCCCATTCGGGAATCAGGTCTGGAAGCAGAGCACGCGAGAGGAAGTAGTCGACCTTCTCCGGTGCGAGCGAGAATTGACCGTTCTCGCGATGGCCCTGGAGAAACAGCCGCCAGATTTCCTGACGATCGTCCGGCTTGGCGACGCGCACATACGATGGACACGTCATGATCAGTCCTTTTTCGGCGGCTTCAATCCGCGCAAGGTCTTGATGTGGTTCTTCCGCGTCGACAGCACCCAGCCGTCCAGCGTCTTGTGCCCCTTATTCAGGTCACCGAACCGCTCCATGATCTTCTCGGGCGAAATCACGATCTCGCCGCCGGCTGCAATGATCGGAATGGCTTTGCTCTCGCCACCGCTCGCAAACTTTGCCCGCCGCAGATTCACCTTCGGCGATGAAACACCGGTCCCGCGCAGCGCTGTCGGCGTCGAGCCATAGGGCCCCATCTTGAACAGCTTGTTGACGATGTTCGCGCCAGCATTGGAATTGCCATCGCCGAGCGCCGCGACATGGTCGGCCGGGAGAACGTAAGCGCCACCCTTCACCGAGATCGGCAATCGATCGGTGCGGCCCGGCACCGTCGAATGCAAAAACCCTTCATGAACATTGCCGCCACGGGCATATTTGCGGGCGTTGCGCAGCGCCGCCGCAATTGCCTGATCTCGCGGATGCCCAGCGTCGACCATCTCGGAAATGTTCGTTCCGATGGCCTTGCGGCTTCCTGATTTGATGAGCGGCATGGGGTGAGCTTATCCTCAATTGTTCATAGCATCAATTACCCGGCGCGGATCATGGTAATCCCGCCGATGTACGCGGGCGGGATGTTGCCGGCGGTGCCGGTGCCGGAATTGGAAGCGGTTGCGGTGATGCCGGTTGTTGCCGAGCAGCTATTGTAAGTGAAGTTTGCTTGGTCGTTTTGGCCAAAGGCCGGGAAGCTGCCGCCACCGGTTTGCTGGCCGAGCCGGAACGTATTGACATGCGCGTGGCCAGGGTCGGTGATTGAGATCGTGTGCGTGTGCTGCTGCGGATTCTGGCTGCCGCCGCCCGCGCCAACGGTGTCCGGGTTGAACCCCGCGACCGCGCTAGAAAGGCGGCCTGCGCCACCATCCGCCGCGACACGCGTGCGACCCCTCGTATCCGGCAATGTTCCGCCGCCGAGGATCATCGCGAGCACCGGATAGGTCGCCGTCACGAACGTGCTGCCGATGGTGGCGAGATAGGGCGCAACGGCGCAACCGGAGACCCAATTCGGCACCGACGAACCGGCATAATCCCAATAGCTGCCGATGCGCTCAAGGTTTTTGTAATAGATATTCCCGCCGAGGTTGGCGATCTCCGCGATCGTACCCGGAGGGGCACAAACGAAATTGCTGCCCGCGAGCGTCGTTCTCAACGTGATGGTGAATGCGCTGCTTCCGGTGCAGCTATGAAAGATTTCATAGCTTTTTGTGAAGCTGGTCGGGAACGTGATGTCGACGTTTCCGGTCAACGTGCTGGAGAAGAAGAGCGTCTTGCATTCGAACTGCGCGGCCGAGAGCACAACCGGCGAATTGTTGAGCGAGATGCTCACCGTGCCGCCGACCACGAGGTCGACCAGCGTCATGTTGTTGTTGACCGGCGTATCCCAGACGCCGACCTGATCGCCGCGCGCCGGTTCTTCGAGCTGGATGTTCGGCGTGAAGGTTGAGACCATGGATCACCTATTGAGTGTAAAAGGGAACTTTGACCGTGGTGCCGCTCGATAGCTCGATCAACATGAAGCCGGTCGCAAGCGACGACGAATAGCTGATGGCCCCAACCGCCGAGGGACCGGCCGTCGATGCTGCCGTCACACTCGGAAAGATCAGCCCGATCTGCGTCGCCAGGTTGTTGAGCGCCTGCACGCCTTGCTGCATCGTTTGCAGGAGATCGCCGAGACCGAATCCCATAGGGCTATCTCCTGCCCGATTGTGCGAAGCGCATGCGAATGCGGCCAATGCGCCAGAATTCCGTCGAGGCGCTGCTCTGGATCAACGCAGACAACAGCTTATTGCGGATGCGAGTGTTGATGAACTGCGTCGATGAGGTCACCGTGTAAGGGCCATACATGGTCTGCGGCCCATCCGGATAGTCCGCGCCGAAGAACGTGATCGTGAGCGACGCGTCGGGAGTGCCGGAGCGCAGGCCGTAGATGAAGTCCGGGATGATCATGTCGACGAAGGGGATTTCCTGCGTCTCGCCGATTGTCCACCAGCCGGTGCGGAAGCTCGGCAAGCTGACGCCGGTGATCGAAGTCCCGGTCTCGTGCTGATAAATCTGGCCCGAGGTATCGGCCCCGATCGGCATCCCCACGATCGAAACGTCGGCCCATGCCGTGCGTGACAGCGAGCCGTAATCCCACTCGTACTCGTTGCCTTCGATATGCACCTTGACGTAGCTGTCGTTCTCGCCGAGCGAGGCAGCGGACGGGTAGAACCACGCGACTTCGTTGAAGGCAGAGTTAACAGCGACGCGAACCTTGTAGCGGTTAGCCACCGCCGTCATGTTCTGGAACACCTGGTCCCAGACCGAACACGGCAACGGCACCACACCATTGGCACCGAGCGTGAAGATGTTGCTGGTGCTCATCCAGAACGGATTGCCGGAAAGCACGCCGCACGCATGCGAGCCGATCCAGCCGCAGCCCGAGCCGACGCGCGTGAAGTTGAAGATCACCGTGCCGCCGACATACGTCATGGTCCAGACATCAATGTCGGTCGAGATCAGACCGAACTGCGGGCACAGCTTTCCTCCGACGATGTTCGACCCGGTCGGGATGCGGAAGCTGCCGGCGGTGGTCTGATTGGAAACGGTCCAGTTGGTGAAATCCTCGGCGTCGCTCCAGCGCACAATGAGCGGGTCCTGCACCCCAGAAGATTGCGTGCTGCGCCACGCCACCAAAATCTGCTGCGGCATCGAAACGAAGATGCCTCCGTTGAAGAACGGGGCTTCGTTGATCACCTGCGCGTTGTTGAAGCCGGAGTCCGGCGACCAGACATAGATCGGCCCATCTTCCGGACACGCCAGCAGCGCGACGCCCCAATTATCTTGCGTCCAATCGATGGCCGTGATCGGCGTGCCGGTGCCCCCCGATGATGCACCACCGACGCCGCCGAAGCCGCCGAGACCGAATCCGAGCGCGCCGAAGCCGGTGCCGGTCGCGCTAGGGCCGAGCGTGATGTAATAGACGAGCTGCGCGAGGCCGCCGTTCATCGTTGCAGTCGCAGTCGTGCTCGACTGAGTCGGGGCGTTGATGGTGAAGCGGGTGGAGTCGATCACCGACGAAATCTGGTACGGCCCCTGGATAACGAGCCCCAAGCTCGATCCGATCGTCGTGGCTGCGATGAACTGCTGGAACAACCCGTTGATTACCTGGAAGCCGTTATTTGGCAGCGTGACCGTGACGACGCCCGACCCGGACGAAGCAGAGAAGATCGGCAGGATGCCGCTCGACGCCACGGTCGACGTTGAGTTCGAAGGGAGAAGGATCGTGTAGATCGATGAGCCGCCGACCGAGTTGACCGGGTATGCTCCGTTCAGAAGGAACGCACCGATCGCGACCGGGGTGTTGAAGTAGACCGTGTTGAATGTCGTCACGCTCGACCCGCCGTCAACCACGGTCAGGACATTGCTACCGGACGAGATCGAGAAGTTCGGCGTCGGATTGCTGGTGCGGGTCTGCGGCGTGATGTCAGAGATAGAGCCGTCAGCCGAATTGTAGACGGTCAACGATTGCGTCGCGCCTATCCCGACATAGGGGTCCGACAGGCCGATGCCCTGCCAGGGATGGAGATCGCGGATGGTCGATGCGATCGTCGTGGCCACGAGATTTGCCCAGCCGCCGTAGCACTGGATCATCTGCCCCTTGTAGCGGATCAGTTGCGATTGCGAGACGCCGGCCTGGTTCGCCGCCAGCGTCATCTGCGTATCGACACCCGGTTTGAGCTGGATAGCTTGCCACGGCATGCTCAGACCCTCGGCGGCGTTGCGATGGGCGTCGGGGCCTGGCTGGTCCATGCCTCGGACACAAACTTCTGCCGCATCGAGTCGATGCTCGCCGTTCGCATCAGCGTGGCGTATTGCGACTCCCAGCTCTGGGCCATCTTGGGATCATCGCCCTGGCTGCCGAAGTTGCGCATGTAGCCGGAGGCGAAAATCATGCTGGCGGCGATCATCAGCTCCGGCACGTTCTGGGTGAGCCAGGTCGAGGAGTTGCCCGAGGAGAGCGCGTTGGGCCGGATGGTGGCGACAACCTCGGTGCCGTAGGGTTGGTCTGGCGTCGGCCCCAGGATGAGCTGGGTATCGCTGATGCGCGCGAAGAACTCCGGCTGGCCGCATTGCGACGACAGCGCCGAAGGATAAATCATGTCGACCACGGCTTGCGACGCCGGAACCAGCGGCACCCGCGTCGTGTTCGACGATGTCGTTCCGGCCGACGTCAGGAGGTTGAGCGCCTCAATCGCAAGCAGGGTGCCCTGGGTGGTCGACAGACTGATCGACCGCACGCCAGACGTACAGGTGACCGATGTGTCAGTCACCGTGGCCGAGGCCAGGTCGAGATCACGGTAGAGACGGCCCTCGGCGTAATCGATCACGCCGGCCATGATCCCGGAGAAATTGCTGTCGCCGGTGACGAGGATGGTCGACGAGATCACCGTCAGCGTGGCGATCTCCGAGACGAATGAACTGTAGGTCAGGGCCATGGCGTTGCCTCAGATGTCGTTCGGTGCGGCGTCGGAGATGTTCATGATCGCCTGCGCGATGGCGACCGCCGACACGCCGTCGCCTTGGATCGCGATCCGGTGGTATTGGTAGAAGGTTGCCGACGTCGTCGTTGCCGTGATGGTTTCGCCAGCGCCGCCAGCCGTCGAGCTGGAGTAGATCGTGGTCCAGGTCGCGCCGTTCGCGCTCCCCTCCAGGTGAAAGCCGGTCACGCCGGTTGCCGAGTTAAGGAACGGCCGATCGTTGGGCGCGTAGAGCGTGAACGACTCGACGACGTGCGTCACCGCAGAGACGGTCGACGTGATGGTGAGCGACGTGCCGCTCGGATCAGCCGACCAGTTCTTGCCGACCGTGTTCTGAAAACTCGAATTGGAGACCGAGAGCGCGGCGCACATCTCGGCGCGCTTGTTCGTCACGCTGTCGAATGCGGCATTGACGCCAGCATTCAGCGTCATGTTGCCGGTGTTACCGCCGAGGCTTTGCGGTGGCTGCGGGAAGAAGGCATTCGCCACGTTGTAGCCCAGGTACGACGCGGGGTTGTCCGCGTCGGCGTAGCTCTCCGGCAATGGAGACGCGACCGGCACCGGGTCCGGCGGCAGGATGATGGTGCGCCCGTTTTCCTGCGGCACGTCGAGGCAGGTCGGGCAAACCTGGATCATCAGCTTGCGCAGGCGCGGGCCCTGGAGCCAGCCCCACTGCCATTGCAGGTCGCGGAGATTGTACATGAAGCCGCAACGCTGGCAGATGCCGAGCGCACGCGGGGATCGCGCGCTGATCTGGGCTCGGCCGTGCGGGCGCATCTCACCGCCTCCAATACCCGCCGAGCATCGGCGAGATGTACATCGGCACCCATTCGGTGTCCTCGGTCGACGCGATCGACCATGCCTCGTCGCGATCGACCTTGCGGATTTGCTCCAGCTCGGGGCGATAGATGCGCGCCAGGCGATGCGCGAGATCGGCCGTGATCGCGTCGAAGAAGCGCGTCGGCAGTTCGAGATTCTGCCCATTGAGGACCGTCGCGTCCTGGATTTGGCGCGCACGGTAATAGAAGAAGTCGTAGCTAAAGCTCCCGTCCGGCACGAGGTAGAACGTGATCGTCGGCGCGATCAGGCGGTCGAACCAGTATTGCGACGGGAAGCCCTGCGCGGTCTTGGTCGAGATGCCGGCATACTCATCGCGGCTGATCGGCAGCAAATAGCGGTCGAGCTGCGGGCTCGTCGAATAGCGGATGAAGCCGGAGAGGATCATCCGGGTCTCGGCGTCGACCGAATAGGTCGCGGTGCCCTGCACCAGCGGGATCGACACCAGATCGATGGTCCATAGGTTCTGGCCCGGCATGGTGTTGAAGCGGGTGAGCGCCAGGTTCAACTCCATGACCGCGCGCTGCATCTGCGTCTGCTCGATCTCGGTCGGCCTGATCTGGATGCGATCGAACGCGTTGAGGATGAACTCGCCGCCGGTGGGCGAGAAATTGTAGGTGTTTGACGTAACGACAACCGGGGAAAAAGGATTGGTCATGCCTTCAACCTCAATGTGCCAGTGCTGCCGGAAGAGCCAGCGACGAGACCAGGGGCCGCAGCCGCGTAGCTCGACAAGCCCGCCGCAGCCACACTGCTCGACCACGTCGCCGTGAAGAAGCTGCCGGCTGCCGACATCGCGATGTTGCAGGAGACGGTGGTGAGGCTGTTGCTGCTCGGCGGGTAGGTGACGGTGAGTGTTGCCGACGACGGCACGGTCAATTCAGCGGCGGAGTCGAAGAACATCGCCGTGAACGTGATCGCCTGGCCGATGGGCGCATTGTGCGGCATGCCATCGCCTATAGCACGGCGGCGACATGATGTGAACGTGTCCTCACGTCATGGTAATTGAAATCTGGACCGTAATGACGCCGGCAGTCGGCGCGGCCGGGAAAAGCCCGATCTCGGCCGGCTGCGGCGTGGTGTTGATCACGCCGATCTCGGCGTCGGTCGGTCGGTTGAAGAGCATGGCCCCGGCCAGCATTGTGTCCTTGGTCTCGATTGCATCGAGGATGCCGGTGATGGTCGCGGTCGGGATCAGGCGCGACGGAGCCGCAAGGAATTGCTGCAATGCTGCCTTGAGGCCGGGCTTGATGCGAACCGGTTCTGAAAGGTTCGCGTACCATTGAAGCAGTCGGCCGGTCGGGATGACGGTGGTGTCGGCGGTGAAGAACCGCTGCAACGACGCGCGCAGTCCGGGTTTGATCCGAACCGGATTGGAGAGGTTGGCATACCATGCGAACGGCGTGACCGTCGTCTGGTTGGGAACGTAGGCTAGGAATTGTTGTAGGCCCTCGCGGAGGCGCGGCTTGATCCTCACGGGGGTAGAAAGGTTTGCATACCAGCCGGTGGCCACAAACGGGCTCGGCGCAGGCTGGAAAAATCCGAACGGAGCGAGAGAGGCAGGTGAACGCGGCTTCTTCCGAACGGGCTCGCTCAACGCTTCAAACCATGACGGCTGGAACGGAATGGCGAAAAAGACGTCGCGGAATTGTCCCGACGCCGCCAGTGCTACCCGATATCGCGCATCGCGGGTGCCCCTGAGTTGAGGCGTCTCCTGATAGGCATCCGAGATGACCGGGACAAGGGCGGCAGCCTGTCCGGAAATCTGGCCGACGACCGGACGACCGACAGCGTCGAAGCCCGGCATGGACATGACTACACCCCGATATAACTAGCTTCAAAAAAGCTTCTGATCGGGGCTGCCCCGCCTAGGACGCTTAATGTTCCGGTCCCAGTAAGAAGAGAATACATCTCTACAAAATCTGTAGTCCCGTTAAAATCGACAATGATGCTCAATGGCATTGTAAAAAAGCTAACAACAGTGCTGCCAATGACCGACACGTTCCTAGCATAGGTAGTTCCGTTCTTAAAAAGGTCTACAGCAAGCTGGCTAAGTGACGTTGCAGTGCATTGAACCTGACTATTAATTTGATATTTTCCTGGGAATAACGGCGTGAATCGGAAGTTGGTGGCATTGTCGTACCATCCATTGCTATCCGCCAGTTCGGTGTTGAAGTTAATCCTGTTGGCGGATGATGTGACGGTCTGATCGCTAGATAGCGATGCTGAAAAATAATAGGGCCTAACGATATCTGGTGTCAGGACGACTAGCCCGACCTGCGGTGGCAGCGTAAAATTGATGGCCGAGGAGCCGCCAGCCGAGTTGATGGTCGGAGACCGTGTCAGCGTGACGTTGCTCGACGTGTAGACACCGGTTCCGACTTCCCATTGCGTAACGTCCGCACTCTCGGCGCGGTAGCTATAGGTCGCAGCCGTGACAGCAGCCGCAGTAGCCGGCGTCTGATAGCCGGTCACGGCAGCCGACACGACATAGCTGCCGGTGCCGGAGCTGGCCGCCGTGAACTTGGTGACGTTGGTGAAGAACGACGCAACCATGCCTACATCCCATATGATCGAAGCGCGCGATATCTTGCTTCTTCGCGCTCCAGCTTCTTCTCCATCGGATCGCACCTGCCGAGGTCAACGCAGGTCGCGCAGATCATCTTGTCGCAGAGGCGGCACATACCGCCGAGATCGCACGGATCACACTTCGGCTTGACGATGACGATGCTATTGCAATGCGCGCAAGTGAACGTGTCGGCTTCCTGCCGGATGCCGCCTACATCGAACGTATAGGCGTAGCCACCTGCGTTGCGCATTACTGATCCTGGTAGTGCAACGTGCCGGTTGCCGTGCCGGTATAGCCACCGGAGCGCGTGCGAAGCTGGAAGCCAGCGGACGAGGTCGCAGGCGCAACAAGCTCGCCGCCCGGCGCTGCAACCCAACGATAGGAAGCGCGCTGGTTGACGCCGACATAGAACACGTTGCTGTTGCCGGTGATGGTGCCATGCGTCGAGGAATTGACCGTGGCGACGGTGAGCGACGCGGCGTCCGCCTGGTCGAGCGGCATCGGCGTCACGATCGTGGTGGTCGAGCTGGCCGTGACGCGGCTGATGTCCCACTCGATGAAGTTGTCGGCCGGCGTGCCGTTTGTGCCGATCAAGACGTCGTAAATCTTGAACCGGCGCGGCGCGGCGGACGGGCACGTCAGGCCGATCAGCGCCCCGACGTAGGCGGTCGCCATGTTCTGCTGCGTGCCGCCGCCGGTCGTGCTGCCATTGGTAACTGAATAATTAGCCATCGTGGCTCTCCGTCAGGACACTGGTTTCAGGTTGGGGCTGGGGCGTCAGCTTGCGGCGACGCCTCTGCGTAACTGCCGGCAGCGGCGTCTCCGGCGTCATGCCGATTGTCATGTTCATCGGCTCGAACATCAGTTTCGGTGCCATCAACTCGGCGACCTTGGCCTTGAGCGCCGCGTTCAGCTCCTTGACCTGCGTGTTCTCGTATTCGAGCCGGCGCATGTCATTGCAGACGCCGGACCAGATGCTCTCGAAATAGTCGAGGTCTTCCTGCGCACCCTGGAGATACGTGATCGAATTGGAGAGCTGATCGCGCTGCTGGACCATGCCGCCGACGCGGCCTCCGACTTCCTGCCGGCGCGCCGCAATCTTGCGGCCGAATGGAGTGCTGTCGACGTAGGCATAGAGCGCCGGGCTCTGCATGATGTCGGACTCGTGCGGAGCCGAGACCTTGATGCCGCGCTTCTCAGCCTGATACCGGAAGAAGAAGAAGCCGGGGCGCTGCCGGATGTATTCGTCGCGGCTCGCCATATCGATGCCGTACAGCGAAATCTCGGTCGCACCCTGCATGATCGCGAGCGCCATCATCCAGGCAAAGGACGAGGTAAAGAAGCTGTCGCCGAATTCCGCCACCATCTCGTTGACCGGGAAGCCGGTGGCGTTGGGAACGATCTGCTGCAACGGGACCATGTGGCCTTCGGCGGTCGGCCAGCGATCCTGCATGTAAATCGGAAACTTCTGCTGCTTGAGCCATTCGATGTACGGTACGCCGTAGCTCGCACACTCCGGCCACAGCAGGTTCGAATGCAGCTCAAACCAGAGGTCGACGCGCGGCAGCGTGTTCATGTTGCCGGGCGAACAGGCCCAGATTTTCCAGGACGGATCGTTGTACGGTGCGAGCATGCGCGACGACGGCGCGGTGCCGATCAGGGCTACCTTCAAAGGTGCGGGGACCGCAGCCGCCACCGGCGTCGCTTGCGCCATCGTCGAGGCTCCTGTTGACGACGTCGCCACCGGCAGCGGCTGCTCACCCTCGCGGGTGGGCTCGTGCGCCGGCATGACGTGCAGCGGCGCTCCTGCGCCGTTCATCTTCGGT